GGTGAGTGAATTATATACTATAAAAACAGATTCTAAGGGAAATGAAACATTGGAGTTGAAACTAGATACGAACCCAATAATTCCAGACGGATTAGAGTTGATATCTATGGTTGGAACTAAAGATATGTTGACTTTAACGTATGTGGACGGGTCTACTACTAAACTTTATACACCGAACGCATCTAAAGAAAAATTTGGTATAGGTAAAGAGGAGGATGCTATTGCGGTAGATACTCTTCCAAATGGAACTACATCTAAATGGATAGCATTTGCTCCGGACGATTTATCACTTCCAGAAATTGGGGATAAACCATATTTTGTAAAAAACCCTGATGGGTCGGTCACATACACTTTTGCGGACGGAAACAAGGCGACCGAATTACCAGCAAATGGCAAAAGTTTGTTTACTATAAATGGAATATCCGCCGACGTTGATATGCCATCATTGATTCAGCCAACCAGCGTTGAAATGCCACAGAGTGAAATAGACAAGCAAAAAGAAGCGGATAAAGAGGCATATATAAATGCTAATTATAATAATGATCGTTTTACGTATAAAAAAGATGAAAATGGAAACTATGTTAGACAAAAAAATAAACTTATTAAAAGCGACGATGGAGGACTGTTGTATAGAGACACTGAAACAAACGAAGTGGTCAAATCGGATGATAGAAAACCTGGTAGAAAATATAAATGGGCAACGGAACCAGACGGAGTAGAAATAGTAACTCAAAAAATGATAGACGACCAATTCGACAAAAAATGGAATGATGTCACTTTACCATATTTAAAATCTGCATATGCCAAGAAAATTTCAGACAAATACTCCAAAATTAACTCAGGGGATCAGACAAAAGTTGCAGAAGCGGTCGATAAAATACATATCATAGAAGTAACGCGAACTGGATACAGATTGCAAGGAGACTCGTATAAAGTGATGATGGTGCGGGTTTATAAAAAAGTAGAAGAAGTGTCTAGTGCTCCCCCAGCACCTGCCGTAAATCCAGCATTAGCTGCCACTCCTGCATCAACCCCGACTCCACAAACTACCCCTTATCCGGGAGGATTGTCCAAAGAAAATTTCGATAAACTTAGAAAATATAGCAGACTGACTAAAAAACAAATGCATTTGAGCACAGGAGGAATGTATTCTAGTAGCACTTCTGATCCTACGAGGGCAAAGTACGAAGCGGCTGCTAAATCGTTGGACAAATACACATGGATATATCCATTCGAAGAAGGATGGAGTCAAGATAAAATAGACGCTTGGACGAAAGGAAGCGATCCTTATATATGGTAACACATACAATTTAAATAAAAAAAGACTAAATAACCCTTATATTTATAGTATATATGAAAAAGACTGAACTAATAGAAATTATAAGAACTCTTGTAAAAGAAGAAGTTCATAATACACTACCTCAACTTTTGATGGAGGTTCTTGCCGAAAAACTAACAGGACAAGAAGTTTTGACGGAAAAGGTCGCAGAGGATCCAAAAAGAAAAGTAAACGTTGGATTAGAAGCTCCAGTTAAACAGGTACCAACCCAAGCACCAAAAATATTTACAAAAAATCCAATATTGAATCAGATATTGAACGAAACTGTGGGTGGTGTTCCACAAGAAGCTGAATCAACGGGCACTTCTACGTTAGATGTAATTAAAACATTGCCACAGGAAATGCTAAATGAGAACAAAGATGTGGCGGCAGTTGCAAACGCTCTAACTAGAGATTATTCAAAACTTATCAAAGCGGCGGACGAAAAAGCAAGAGCAAAGCGTCCAGCATAATAAATGGCAACAGCAACACAAACTTTTGGTATAACTCTTCCCATATCACATGGACCACAGGGCTATTTTAACCAAAGTTACAGTGCTCTTGAGCAAGTAAAATCAAATATTAATCTGTTGATCAGAACTAAAAAAGGTGAGCGTAGAATGAACCCAGAATTTGGCTCTGGGCTTTGGAGTATATTGTTTGAAAACTATACCGATGATATATCTCCTATCGTGGAAAGTACCATTCGTTCTGATATAAAGCGTTGGATGTCTTACGTGGATATTCAAAAAATAGAAGTTAATACCGAAAACACGGAATATAAAGACAAATACAAAGTTGGAGTAAAAGTCACATTTACAGTTCCAAGTGTTGGAATAACTCAATCTCAGACACTAGAACTAGCCATGAACACCAGCAACATATGATATTAGATACACCAAAGTCATTTCAACCAGACAAAAAAGATATCAAATATCTCAACAAAGACTTCACTCAACTAAAACAGTCTTTGGTGGATTTTGCTAAAACATATTATCCAAATACATATAAAGATTTCAGTGAAGCATCAACAGGCATGATGTTTATAGAAATGGCGGCATATGTAGGAGACGTATTATCATATTATATAGACTATCAATTTAAAGAGTCTATGTTAGTAAATTCGGAGGAACGTAAGAACATTATAGATGCCGCCAAGTCCATGGGATACAAGGCAAAAACAACTACGCCATCAGTTACCAGATTGGATGTATATCAACTTGTTCCAGCAAAAACAAGTGAATCGGGAGAAATGGTACCTGATTTAAATTATTGTCAGATCATTAAGCCTGGTATGACAACCACGAGTGATAGCAACGTATCATTTTTAACAAATGCTCCCGTAGATTTTACTGTTGACACCAAGAATGATCCATTGGAAGTATCTGTATTTCAGAGAAATGCGGCGGGACAACCAGAATTTTTTGTGTTAAAAAAGAGCGTCGATGCATTTTCGGGTCAAATATCGACGAAAACAGTTTCTGTTTCTAGTCCTATTCCGTTTTATAAAATATATCTTGATGATACGAATGTGATAGAAGTGTTGGATGTATATGATTCCGATGGCAACCGCTGGTATGAAACCGAATATCTCGCCCAAGATTTGGTTCCAGTAGATTACGAAAACATATACAAAAACGATATGACATTATCTGCTTATAGAGATGTCGCTCCATTTCTACTTCGCTATTTACGTACATCTAAGCGATTTGTTACAGGGGTTGACGCGGATAATACAACTTTCTTGGAATTTGGTTCTGGTACAAGTATCAAAGATGACGAACTTATTGTGCCAAACGCTTTCACTGTAAACAAAATTGCCACTTTTAAATCAGAGAATATATCATACGACCCATCAAACTTCTTATCGTCAAAAGCATTTGGACAAGCTCCATCAAACACAACATTGACTATACGTTACGTTGGTGGTGGCGGAATAACCAGCAATGTCAATGCAAACAGTATCAAAAATATCAGTAGTATTGAATTTTTTGGTGACTTGACCGAAATGGGATTATTGGAACTAAACCTTACCAATCTTGTTCGTCGTTCGGTAAGAGTAAATAATCCAATACCCGCAACCGGCGGTAAGGATGCCGAAACAAATGATGAAATACGAAATAATGCTTTGGCAAACTTTGCTGCTCAAAACAGGGCAGTAACACAAAAGGACTATGAAGTTAGAACATTTGCGATGCCTTCCAAGTATGGTTCGATTGCAAAAGTATATGCAGTAACAGATACGCAACTTGATATCGCAAACATACAAGCTAAACCGCAAGCCATGCAGACAAGTAGTTTGGCACCCGGTCAAGTAAATACAGTAGATCCCGACAAAAACAATCCGTTTGCCATCAATTTGTATATACTATGCTATGATAGCGACCAAAGATTAATATCCTCGAATGAAGCGGTTAGAACAAACTTAAAAAACTATATAAACCAGTATAGAATAATGACCGACAGTGTCAATATTATGGATGGATATGTGATCAACGTTGGCGTTGATTTCGGTATTATCGTCTACAAGAACTATAATAAACGAGAAGTATTAGCAAATTGTTTAACGATTGTTCAACAATATTTTGATGTTAATAATTCTCGTTTTTGTCAACCAATAAATCTCAGCAGGCTTGAATTGGAAATTGCTAAAGTTGATGGAGTTCAGTCGGTGACTCAACTACGAATAAAAAACTTGACATTAAAAGACGGAGATTATTCACCGTATGAATATGACATATCAAAAGCAACTGTTGATAAGGTTGTATATCCGTCGATTGATCCATCTGTTTTCGAGGTTAAATATCCAACCAAAGATATCGTTGGTCGTGTAAGCTAAACAATATATGCATCACTTCTTATATCCAACCAAAGACACTTTTATAACCAACTTTCCGACCTATATTCAAAAAAATATGGGGTTAGACGAAATACTGGAAGTCGAAAAAAGAATTTCTGGACAAAGTTGTTCCAGTACATCCACGTTTCCAGTTTTGATGTCATACACAAGTTCAAGTTTAGAATTATTAAGCGGTTCGATGTCTGCCTCTTTTAATTCTGGTTCGACGGATCCAAGAGTTGTATCAAGTTCATATAAGTCAGTTTCTGGTCCAACTACTAACGGTGCAGTGCTATCTCGTGCGTTGCTACAATTCGATCTTTCCGAAATATCGCAATCAATAGTGGCCAGAACTATAACAAGTCCAAAGTTTTTCTTGAATCTTAAAATATGCGAATCACAGGAAATTCCTGTTAGATATGCTTTGGCTGCGTATCCCGTGTCCCAATCTTGGGCAATGGGGACTGGATACAAATACGACGAAGCATCTACCTCCGATGGTGCAAACTGGAAGTTTTATAATGCGGATCAATCGCAATCCC